ATATATTCCACCTCACTAAGTCCGATACTGTTTAGAACTGGAGTAATGTACCAAAATATTGTTTAATCTATCGTTGAATGCAACGCGGGCACTTGTATCGGTACTCACTTACTATCGATAGCAAATCTCTTAGTCTGTCAATTTCAGCACTCATTGACTCATTTTGCATTTTTAAAACTTCTCTTTCAATTTCCATTGTTGAAAAATCTTGAATGGCTTTTCTAACAGCTTTTGACGCTGCACCAGTGCGGTATTTTAATTTTAGCAGTGCAACGTCTTGTGCTAGTTGCGGGTGGTCGGATGATATTTTTATAAGCATCCTTGCATTATAATGTAGAGAGCATTAAAATTTTATTATGTGATTTCAACTAATCATTTCTTGCTCTACTGCAAGCTGAGTTTTTCATTACTTTATTGTAATCAGACTTCACTTTTGAATATTCTTCACTCCAAAAATTACAAGTTTCATCGTTAGTTGTTCTTATTGATTTAATTCTTTCATTTTCTTTTTTTCTTTTTTTAAACTCTATTGTTTTTTGCATTTGAATATTTTTTAATGAGTTTTCATATTTTCTGTTTGATTTTTCTAACTCTTTATTTATATTAAAATTTACTTCCTTAAAAGATTTATTAACTAGTGCAATTTCAATTCGGTTAACTATTAATTCTGAAAAAGTAATAGCAATAAATATCGTCATTCCTAATTTTATATAATTTATTTCCATTTTATTCCTTTTGTTTTTGGTTTTTTAGATCTTTTACTGCATCTTCTAGATAATTATCAATAAGATACTGCACAACCTCACTCATTTTAAATATTTTTTGTTTTGCTATAGAAACATCAAGTGCAGCCTTTTGTAATCGCGTATTTCTTTCGCCATTTATGGCTACTGTTGTGTCTGCTCTTTTTTGTTTTTTCATAAAATTCAACATATTTTTTACCTGTCTTGTAATTTTACAATATATAAATTATTTTTATGTAATATGTTTACATGTAGTAAGTAATATGTTTTACTCTCGATATAAATTTGTTACATGTAGTCATATTCATTATTGATTATGATGTCTAAACAACGAAATTAACAGCTTAATGGAATTTCTTATGGAAAAGGTAGCTTTTGAATTAACACCTCATGAACTTAATGTGATTCGTCGTGCGTTGATTTCTTACAACTCAGAATTAAAAACTATTTCTGAATTTAACCCATCTTTTGAACAAGTCCAATTTGAAATTACTGATATAACTGAATTATTGGAAGTTATTAAGTAATGACAATCATCTATTACGAATATGAAAGAATTTTAGGCGTCAACTCTACGTATGATGATGCGTCTGGACAACGTCACTATGATTATTTTTCTTCATTGTTTGCTTTTAAACAGTGGGTTTCGTATGAAATGAATAATGCTAAAACAATTGAAATAACAGATTTAAATTATAAAAATTTAGCGAGTAGGGGTTTAATATGACCGATACACGTAAAGTAATTCAATCGCCAGAAAAAATACTTCAAGATTTGCGTGATGAATTCCCCAGTGCTCCTGATTTTCAAAAACAATTAGTTCCTGCTTTGTCTCCTTTAGCCGAACGTTTAATAGATAAACATTGCACTTCAAAAAAAGATGCTGTGATTATTGACCATTTAGCTTTTAGTTTTGCTCTTTCTTCACTTCGTCATTGTCATAAAGCAGGTTTTGCAGGTACTACATCTAAGAAACAAACAGTTTTCCCTTTACCTCCTAAAATTAAAAATCTTGAAGGTAAAACGTTGGAAGAGGTTGAAATACATCGTTTACAAGTAAGTGACCAACTTTCTGAATTTTATGTCCGATCACTTAAAGTTTTTGTTGAACATGTTTTAGGTTTTTATGTTTCTATTTCTCGCGGTAAAGGTTTTCATGGTTACACCGATTCTATGACAATGCGCACTGAAACGGGTGTTGAAGTTGGTTTTATTGGTATCGGTGGTCAAAATAATACAGTTTACATTCAAATTTCTGGTACAGGTTGTAAGTATCTTTTTTCTAATACTTCTACTTTTGTTTTGCATCATTGGTTAAGTAAGGTTTTATCTATTAGCTTTTTATCTCGTATTGATTTAGCAAAAGATGATTACGACAATATTTATAATTGTGAATATGCGGCTAAAGCCTATCAGGACGGTATATTTAGAACAGGAAAGGGCGGTCGTATGCCTGTTTTAAAGCTTTGTGATGAATTTATTTTTAATAATAATGGTAACCGGGTTTTTGATGTTGAAATGGTTTGTATCGGTAAACGTACCAGTCCTGTTTTTTGGCGTATTTATAATAAAAAATTAGAACAAAAAATACCTGACGAGCGCCTTTCTTGGTATCGCTCAGAAGTTGAGTTAAAAAAATGGTCTGTTGATGCGTTATTAAATGTTGATGAAGCATTTGCAGGAATAAATAGTTTTGCAAAAAGCATGTCTGATGTAGAAGGTGTTCGTACTAAATCAATGACAAAAACTAAAGAGGCTTGTTTGTCTTTGGTTAGTCGCGTTCGTTGGTATAAACAAGTAGCTGGTCGTGCTTTAAATGATGTTCTTCAATTAGTGAATGGTGATATTTCCAAAGCCATTGGCTTATTGCTTCCTGATGATGTTGTCGGGGAAAAATTGGGAATTCCTCCCACTTATAAAGATTTACTTAATCACGTTATGGAGTGTTAAACATGTCGAATAAAATAATATTGTGTGGTTTGCAGATAACAAGCTTTCCTAGTAGTAAAAACCCTAATGCTGAAAATGCAGAAGTTTTAATGTTGTATCCAATGGAAAACGTTGACGCTCCAAAGTTTAAAAGAAAAGCTGTTGGTCAATCAACTGAGGTTCCTTTTGGTAAGTCTTCTTTAAATATTAATGTTGCTTATGCTCATAAGCTTATTGATACGGGTGCTTTTGTTTCTAATAAAGAATATGAGTTAGTTGTTGGTTTTAATACTGATACTTTTGAGAACGAGATTTCTAAGGTTATTCCTGTAGATATTCAGCTCAAAAAACATTTTGATGAAATGTTAAAGGTTTAAAAAATTATGTCTTATAAAATTATTTTTGATGAAAAATTAAATGCTGTTTGGTTTAGATTGAAAGGTAAAAAATGACTGATGTTTTAATAAATTCGGCACAGTTTGATTTATTAATCAGTGCCATTCTTGTTTGCTCTTGTTGCCTTGCTTGGTGCTTGGGCTTTCTTGCTCATGAAATGGGGGGCAAATAATGATTGTATTATCTGATTTGGCTCTTTTTTCTGGGCTTATTATCGGAAGTTTTGCTTTCGGTTATTCTGCTTCATGGGCGTTTTATATTTTTAGACGTGTTATGTGGGGCGTTACTTAATCCTCTAAGGGGAAATTTATGTTTAAACGTTTTAAAGCTAAAGCGGCTGCTCTTGTTACTGCTTCTTTTGGTGTTGTTGGCTCTGCTTCTGCTACTATACCTACGGAAGCTACGGCAGGTATTACAGCCGTTCAAACTGATGGTTTAGCAATGATTTCGGCAGGTTGGCCAGTTGTTGCTGCTATTACTGGCGGTTTAATCTTGATTAAATTATTCAAGAAAGTTATGGGTAAAGTTTCTTAATTTAGGTTTAATTATTATGATAAAGGTACTTCTAGTTTTAATCGGGCTATTAGTGCCTTTTTTTTCACATTCGTTTTCTGAAAGTATTTTCACAGATGAAAATACCTCTATTCCTAAAACATTATTGGGTACCATATTTACTTGTGGATATTACAATAGACCGATTAGCGAGCTTACAGTTGAACGTATCGGTATGAGTAATTATGAATTAACTGGTTACTGTGTTTCTATAGTTGCTTCTGCATTAGAAATTGATGATAGGTATACTGATTGTCAAACTCCTACTGCTACACCTGTCGATACAGGTTCATCATATTATATAGATTTTGAATGGATTTATTCCAGCTCTGGCGTTAAATGCGATTATCATGGCTCCTCGACTGTCAATGTTATAGCTTCTAATGTTGTTGAGTCTGAATTAACTACTTGCCCTCCTCATGGTGTTAATTATCAAAGTTGGATTTATGAGGTTTACGGTGATTCTGATGGCGATGGAATAGCAACACTTGAAAGATGTGCTGACCCTTCTTTAATTCCTCTTTTTGATACTTGTGATTATAACGACTCTCCCAATGTTCAAGTAACTGAGTCAAATGCTTGTTATACAAAGCTCGATGGTTCGTCTTGTGCTGTTACTGCTGTTGATGTTGGTGGAGGTAATCAAATTTACATGGGTTCTGAGGGTGATTGTTATGATGGTAGTAGGCCAGATATAACTACTAATCCAGATTTGGGTGGTATTCCTGTTGGTCAAGATTGTGTACCTTCAGGTGCTCTTCTTGCTTGCCCCGAAGACCCTACTAATGTTTGTGGTGACTCAGGCACGACTTATGGTGATGCTTCTGTTAATAATTGCCAAGCAGGTTGTGGCTATGTTAATGACTCCTTTGTTTGTTATGACACTGATATTGATGGGGATGGTTTACCAGATTACAACGACCCAGATATTGATGGGGATGGTATCGCTAATAAAGATGATTTGGATTCCGATGGGGATGGTAAAGATGACCCTATTAATTCTGTTAATTCGGGTTCTGGTACTTCTTCAACTGATTTAACGCCTGTTGTTAATGAGCTTAAAAAACTCAACGACCAATTTAAAGCTACCGAAGTCAAAGATTTTGATTCTGACAAAAAACTAGAAAAGTTAAATACTGATTACAATACAGAACTTACAGCTTTTTTAGGAAAGTCTTCTGATGAGTTGGGTTATAAAGATTCTTTGAGTTTAGTTAATTCTTCTGGTTTAACGGCTTCTTTGCCGTCTGAACAGTGTCAAAATTATGTTATTCCCGTTGGTTATTTTGGTAATTTCACACTTGATACTTGTGCTCTATCTTCAAAAGTTCAGCCGCTTTTAACGTGGTTTTTTGGTCTTTTAACTGCTTGGTATATATTTTTTACTATTAACAGAACATTAAGCGAGGGTTTTTAATATGCCGTTATTTCTTGCGCCTCTTATTGGTTGGTTAGCAACTTCTATTACCACTGTTATTGCTTGGTTTGTTACTCGAAAAGGTATGCTTTTTGCTGTTTTAACTGCTGTTATTGCTATTGTTGGTACTGCTATTAATTTATTAGTTAGTCAAATTGATAGCCTTATTGGTTCAGTGATTCCCTCTGTTGGTTTTGTTGCTGCTTTTGTTCCTACTAATACCGCTTTTTGTTTGTCTGCTGTTGTTTCGACTCATTTAGCATGTACGGGTTTCAAATTAACAATGAAATTCCTTAGGTGGAAAACAACGGTTTTAACTAGCTAATGCCTGTTTATGTGGTTACCGGGAAATTAGGCTCAGGAAAAACGCTTGCGAGTGTCGGCCGCATACGTGATTACTTAAAACAGGGTAGAAAGGTAGCAACTAATCTTGATTTAAACTTAAATATTTTATGTGGAAACTATGCAAAATCTCCCGTTGTCTATCGTGTTCCTGACCGTCCTCAAGTTCATGACCTTGATTCTATTGGTTTGGGTTATGAGGGCGAATTTACAGGGGAAGAAAAGAACGGGGCGCTTGTTCTTGATGAGTGTGGTACTTGGTTTAACTCTAGGGATTGGAACGCTAAAGGTCGAAAAGAATTATTGGATTGGGTTATTCACGCAAGAAAAAAGCGGTGGGATGTATTCTTCATCATTCAAGACTTGGAGGTTATGGATAAACAAGCGCGGTTAATGTTTGCTGAGCATGTTGTTTATTGTCGCCGTTCTGATCGTTTTAGTATTCCTTTATTAAGTGGTCTTTATAAGATTTTTACAGATAAACCTTTACCTATGCCAAGGGTACATATTGGTTTTGTTAAATATGGTGACGGGTTGAACTCTCCAGTTGTCAATAAATGGGTTTATCGTGGTACTGATTTATATCATGCTTATGACACTTCTCAAGTTTTTACTGAAACATCACACGAACTATACCAATACATTCCGCCATATCTCACCCATGGCCGTTACACAGACAAGGTTAAGGATTTTAAACATGCAATTAGAAATCTCAAAATTAAAGGCTTTCACTTTTTTTTAGCGGGGGCATTTCTTGCTACAACGTCAGTTAATGCCCTTGTCACACATTTACCTGGTGAACCAAAAAAAGGTTTAGTTGGTTGCAATCAAGCTTATAAGGATTGGTATGGCTCATGTGATGCAAAGCCTGTTTTAATTAAAGATAGAGAGCGTATAGAACAATTAAAAAATGGTGAATCAGGGGATTTAACTCTTGCACAAAATAACACTATTAAAGTTAATGAACTTGATGACGTATCAATTACAGGTGCTGTTAAGTCTACTGATGGCTTTGATTATATATTTATCAAAGGCGATAATTCTTTTTATGCTAGGGAACGTGGTTATCACGTTCGCTGGATTTCACATTGCAAATCTATTTTGATTAAAGATAAAATTAAAACCATTATTTATTGTACAGAAGAAAGACAAAACACTTCATTAGTAGATTAATTCTTTAAAATTTGGCGAAAAATTTAAATTGTATCTTTTTGCGATTTAAATGTTTTTGTCTATTCTTTTTTTTTATCGTCCTTTTGCCATGTACCCATTTATGGGTACTGGTGAAAGGATGATTGAGCGTAGCGATTGAAATACCCCGTACTGTATTACGGGGTATAACTCAGGTCTTTTATGCTGCCTCTAGTCGACATTGATAAAATGTAGTATTTTTCTTCTTTGTTATTTTTTTGTTTTTATAGTGTTTATGTTATAAAGAACTAAATCTCTTT